GACAAGAGCATCAAATTGACCTTGTGTAAGGGTAACTGGGCAATACTGGGCAACACCTCGTTCAAAGCGGGCCAAATCTGACTTAAGGATAGCATCTACTTCCTCCATGCTGAATACGCGAAAGTCCTCGATACGCAGGTTGACGGAGTCTCTATCCTCCATCTTTAGCTTGCCCTGCTCTGGATACAGCACATGCCCCACCCCCACTGTCCACAACTTAGCTGGACAGCGGTAAGGCTTTTGACGCACCCCCTCGTGGTGCTTGATCATGGCGATGGCTTTGTCCGATACAGGCATTAGCCGTTACCTTTACCAAAAGCACGACCACCAAAGTGGAATGTAATGATTGCCGCAAACATAATACGAGTGTCTTCGTCCCAAAGCTGGTTGGCTAAGTCGTTGAAGTCCACGTTGTTCTTGTACCCATGCACAAAAATACCAATGTCGATCAGCACCAAAAGGAAATAAAAACCTAATGTGAGGATGGAGCGCGTGGAGGCACGCAAGTTAGTTACCCATTGGGACGCGCCCTTACCAATTTCTATGTCGTGTGCATAGAGGGCTTGCATTTCAGCTTGCTGTGCGCCAATCACCGCTTGGGTGGTTGCAGCGTTGGTTTCTAGTTGCACCTGCTCGGTTTTGATCTCTTCAATCTTGGCTTGGGCGGCATAGCCGCGCTCCAGCATTTGAAGTTCCCGCTCGGTCTGCATACGGGCTAATTCAAGCTCGTGCTTCTTGTCGTTGCGATCTTGGAAGAACTCCAAGATTTTTGGTGTCCCCGACATCAGGAACGAAATTAAGGTGGAGAGTAGTGTCAACATGTTTTATCCTTTGCTTTTTGTTCCAGTTTCCGAATCTCTTGTTTAAGTTGTGCCTTCATGTATCGTGTTTCTATGTACGCCATTACGGTTGTAGCCACGCAGATACTTAACGCCACTCCACTTATAACCCACCCGATAAGACGCGCAGTTGCCACATTAGCCACCCAAATATTAAAGATACGAACATCACGGCAATCACTCCACTTATTGTTTCAATTAAACGAATTTCTTCCAAATCTCTTTGCTGTCTAGCCAGCCTAGCCTTGCGTATTTGTTCTGACCTTGCCCACTCTTGTTCTTGCTCAATCTTCTTGTACATCTTCAAGAACCGGCTATACAAATCCTTCAACTCCGCTGGCGCATAGACCATTGCCTCACGCACCTGCTCCAATAACTTCTCCAACTGCAACTCAATGAGCGCACGCTCAATCGCTTTCTTGCTGGTGTTTTGCGTTGGGTCGTAGTTAGTCTTTGATGTCTCCTCTAGTTCAAGGTAATGGTTTGCAATCTGTTGTTGGATGTCAAAAAGAACACCAATGTTTTCCCCGATGTCTTTGATAAGTTTGAGTTCAAGTTCTTCGTAGGACTGCTGTTTGGCTGCGACTGCTTTGGTTTTCTTTTGCGCCACAGGCTTAGTCGGCTCTGTATACTTAACTTCAGCCTTTGTATACTTAAACAGCCCCAAGAACCAATCAAAGATACCTTTGATGGCTTTGACATCTCCGATGACTTGCTCGGCTGTTTTCTTAGCCCCTTCCAGCTCCATACGGCCTTCATGCAGAAGAGCACATCCCTGCTTGATAAAGCCAACGGCAGTTTGGGCTGCCATGAGGAGAGTGAACGGGTCCACATCTTAGGCAGTGCGAGTCCACATATACACAGCGATATATGGAGAGATGGTTGTTACCGCAGTGCCAGAACCTGCGCTACCTGTTGTGCCAGATATATCGTGAGTATGTTGAAGGTCTTGGTAGTTGGTATAGGTATTTGGGCCGTATCCACTACCTGCGTCGCTAACGAATTCTTGGGCGTAGTTACCACCGTTATCAGCAGTAGAGTCCCTAGAACCAACATAGTGACGGTGATTTAAACTTGTATTTGGGTTACCCGATGTAGCACTAAATGAGTGAGTATGGCTTGGAAGATTTGTTGTGGATAGCGTGGTAGTTGCTGAACCACCAGTAGAACCTGCTGTATATGTGCCATCCGCACTAATTGGCATACGTCCTTGACCATACGCCACCCATGTACCAAACCCAAACAGGGTTGCAGGGTTAGTGCTAACCGTGCTCATATAGATAGAACCTACTGGATACGCCGCGACAATAGCGGAGTTAACGAAAGCAGTAGTCGCAATCTGGGTTGTATTCGTCCCTACTGAAGCAGTCGGCGCGACAGGAGTTCCTGTAAGCGTAGCGTTAGAAAAGGTGGGCGACACCATATAGTTTTCTGCCACTACCACGTCCGTGCCGTTACAGACCAAACAAATCTTGGCGCCAGCAGGGACGGACACACCTGTCTGCCCGCTGACTTTGACCGTGACTGCAGATGCGTTGGTGTTGTAAATGAAATAGAGTTTCTTGTTTGCGGGGACAACTAGTGTGCCGCCGCCTGTACCACCCAACTCCAAGTACATGTTTCTAGCCGTGGCGGATGCGCCACTGGTCATTGCCAGAGTGTCAGTTCCACCAGTGCAGGAATAGGTGGTGTAGCCTGAGATGGCCTGTTCAATCAGCGTGCCAAGGTTGGTATTTGTGGTTGAACCCCAGTTACCTGCTTGGTCACCAGCGCCCATCAATTCGATGGCTAGGTTGGGTGAGTATGTTGAAGACATTTATGTGCTCCGTTTTAAGAATTTCATTTTAACTGTGGTTCTGTTAAATCACCAAGTTGTGATAATAACTAAACCATCGCCGCCATCACTACCTCTACCGCCTGTTGTGCCAGTGAAACCGCCGCCGCCACCGCCACCACCGCAACCATAAGCGCCTTTACCCCCTGCGCCCCCAATATCCGTTATTGATCCTGCACCGCCATTAGCCCCTGCACCATTTCCGCCTTGTCCGCCATAAAACATTAACAATTTTGGAATTGGTTGGAAACCGTTTGATCCGTTTTGTCCTGCACCGGTTATTCCAGATTGAGAAGTAAATCCGGGCCAAGATGAAGGCGTAGTAGCAGTACCACCTATACCACCTACAGTTGCTCCATAACCACCACCACCCTGTCCTGCAGAAACATTTAACCCCGTTACAGGAAATGCATTGCTAATTGCATTAATACCCCCGGCTGTATTAGCACCGCCTGCTGTACCAGTTTGTCCCGGTATTCCTACAGAGGCGGAGGACGAAGCATAAAAAGCCCCTAATCCGGCTAAATGCTGATTTGATATTGGAGTAAAGTTGTTACTGACGCCCGCAGAGCCTCCTGCAGAAGCAGTGCCTGCCCCACCCCCTTGACCCGCACCTATATCGCATAAAAATGTATTAGATGCAGTCATGCTGGGGTTTATACCAATAATAGTGTCATACCCTGCTCCTCCTGCAGAACCAACTGCACCGCCTGCACCCCCGCGCCCAACCGCTATATAAAGTGCGTCTGGTAAATCAACGGCTAAAAAGAAAGCACTAAGTTGCCCACCCGAGCCGCCACCACCCCCACCACCTGCAGCACCGGGGGAGCCAGCAAACCCTCCACCACCGCCACCACCGCCAGAAAGAGCAAAAATATGGATAAATGCGGCACCTCTTGGTTTGGCCCATAACACTGGTGCGTTATTACCACTTATAGAATTGGCATAAAAAATCTGCTGATCAACTTTTTGATTGGTGGGTAGGTTATTTAGATCAAGCATAAATCACCATGAAGTTATTATTACCAAGCCATCGCCGCCATTTCCACCAATTCCGCCAGTTGTGCCGTTAAAACCCCCACCGCCGCCACCACCACCGCAACCATAAGCACCTGCGCCCCCATTACCTCCTGTATTAGAAGAAGTGCCCCCAGCAATAGCCGTACCGGAGCCACCTCCCCCTGTACCGCCATAAAAATAAGTTAAATTAGCAATTGGTCTAAACCCATTTGAGCCATTACTGCCCCCAGCATTTGAAACGTTACTTCCCCCAGTTCCTCCAAGCTGAACAGAAAAACTCCCATTCGGCAATGCTGGGGTAGTAAAAGTACCGCCGCTAGCTCCGGCGTTGCCGTTAGCGGTACAAAAACCCCCACCGCCAGAGCCTCCCGTAACAATAAGCCCCGTCGTAGGAAGACCTATTGCCGAACCAGCAGTCCCCGAAGCTCCGCCTGCTGAACCTGCTTGTCCAGCAGCCCCTATTGTTGTGACTGAAGTCCTATACCCGTAACCTATATACCCCAAACCTGTCGTTGTTGCAGAGGGAACGGTTCCAGCAGTTCCACCAGTGCCACCAGTTACTGACGCATTTCCACCCGCGCCGCCATTACTGTACAAAACTATGTAATTTGCAACCGCCGTTGTTTCATAAATTGCTACATAAGAAGCTATTCCATTACTCCCAGCAGTACTAGTAAGCCCTCCAGATCCGCCCTTTCCTACGGAAACATAAAGAACATCTGGTAGCAACCACGCAGGAAAAAACATAATTGATTGAGAACTTGAGCCACCTCCACCGCCACCACCTGCAGCACCGGTGGAGCCAGCAAACCCTCCACCACCGCCACCACCGCCAGAAAGAACAAAAATTCTAGTGAAGCTTACACCTCTTGGTTTAACCCATGCAACCCAGTTTGCTCCCGCCGTAGATGAGTTGGCATAAAAAATCTGCTGATCAACTTTTTGATTGGTGGGTAAATTGTTTAAGTCGAGCATGTGTTTTATTTACCAAGACGTGATAACAACAAGACCGTCCCCACCAGCTCCGCCAGACCCCGTTGCTATGTCAAATCCTGCGCCGCCCCCGCCGCCCCCGCAACCATAAGAGCCTTTTCCTCCATTACCTCCAATGTTTGCAAAAGTTGCAGTTGCTGCGCACCCAGCACCACCTCCGCCCAATCCACCTAAGCCGCCGGTATAAAGGGCAAAATTTGAAGTCATTTGAAATCCGTTACTACCCTTTTCACCAACAACGCTAACGCTAGTGCCAGCAGCACCCCCCAAAAGTCCAGGAAAATTTGTAGTGCTCGCTACTGCACCTCCTCGGTTGCCAGAAGTGTTTATTGCACTTGCAAACCCGCCTCCTCCTGAGCCGCCCTGCGTTAATGAAGTATTACTAATTGTGTATGCAACAGCATCAGTAGTACCACTACTGCCACCAGTACTGCCATTAGCCCCCGCAGCACTTATATTAGCAAGAACGGTGGTACCCCAAAACCCAACAGCACCGCGAGGTCCGGTAGCAATAGCGCTAGCAGTACCGCCTAGACCACCAGCACCACCAGCACCACCAGCACCACCAGCACCGCCACTCCCACCGTTTGCCCTTACAAGTATATTGTCATTTACTGAAGATGTCGGGTAGAGAGAGATAAGCGAAGTGCCCCCAGTGGCACCGCTACCAGTAAGCCCTCCAGTTCCGCCATTTGCTACGGAAACATAAAGAACGTCTGGTAGCAACCACGCAGGAAAAAAAATAGACGTATACGCCGCGCTCCCTCCTCCTCCGCCACCACCCCCGTTAGTAGTAGATGGTTGTCCAGACAGTCGCCCTGATGCACCACCCCCTCCGCCACCCATTACTAGCATGTGTACAAAATTTACACCTCTTGGTTTAGCCCAAGTAGCCCAACCCGCGCCAGCGCTAGGTGAATTAGCATAAAAAACCTGTTTATCAACCTTCTGGTTTGTTGGAAGATTGTTAAAGTCAAGCATTAATACGATCCTGCAATAACAGTTGGAGTCCAACCAGCTGTAAGAGTTGTGCCTGAAGAAATACCAATTACTATGCGATAACCAGCAGGTAAAGCAAAGTTCATGGGGTAGTCAATATCAACAGTGCCCGCTGTTGTTGAAGCGGTGGTTGAAGGTAAAGACAGTTCTCCATAAAACGTATTGTTTGCTGCAGTGGTATTTGATGAGCCGTTATTTATGTAAATGCGGGCAACTGCAGCAGAATTTGTTCCCACCGCCTTGAAACGAATACGCTGAACAAAACCGCCATTAGTTGCATTGGCTGTAAAGGCAACTACGTTGTTTGCGCCTGTACCTGTGTAATCAGTGACAATTGCTGTAATAGCAGAACCAAGACTTATTGCCCCTGCGTTTGAAAAAATTGGTGCTGTATTTGCTGCCATAAAAGCTCCTTAAACCATGTTCCAGCCTTGGGCTGTTGTTACTATCGAATTGAGGGAAATTACTGCCTCTGCTGGGTATGTTACAAACACATTGACCGTGCCAGAGAAAGTAACTGCTGCGTTAGAGTTACTAGAAGACAAAATAGTCGTGCGTGTCAGTGTTGGTCCGGTGGTCGAGTACGTGCCGACCCCTACCTCCCAGTTACCTGACGAATCGGTAGCCGAATAATATGTGGTGTTGGTATTACCGACAACAGCAAATGACTGATAGCCAGTAACTGCCCCAGCTAATGTAAAACTTACAGTGGTGTTAGCGGTAGCCGTTTCTTGAACGCGGTCGTATAGTGCTAATGTCATAATTCAGCCGAATAAAGAATCATATTAAGGCTAGATACATTTGCGTATCCGGGAAGCCCCGCAGTAGTTGCTGAAGAAAAAGTTAAACGCATTGTGGCGTTGATAGGAGATGAGTTAATGTTAGTAACTGTCCCGGACGCATTTACAGCGGTAGTAGTAAAATAAATTCCGGGGGGAGCTGATGCAAACAAAAAAGTTGGTTGCGTTCGCATCGTAGTCGTAAACGGTACAGTAAATAGTGCTGTCGTTGTGGTTTCTGTATACCCCGAAAATGTAGAAAACCCTTCCTGACCATTAACTGCAGTTAGGTACCTATTGCATAAAGACAACTCAGTTCCAATAGGTTTAGCATCATATTGCGTCATGCGCTGACCGCGTTCTAACTGAAGACCTGTAATCCATATAAGGTCACTACTACCTGCTGTGCCAACAGGAGTAAAGTACAGTTTTAAACCAATTTGCTGCGTAGTAGACCCAATTGCTACAGTATAGCTATACCGTGTCCATGTCGTACTCATAGCTAATTGAGTACTTGATGTAGAAGCCCAGTTTGTACCTGTTAGTAAATTAGCGGCTGTTGCTTCTGTGCTAGTAGTATTTTGTGATATGGCTACTCCTAGTAAAGAACCAGACGGTGACCAATTTGAACCTGTCTTTGCCCAAAAAGAAAATGTTGCATATCCACCAGCAAAATCAACACTATCCATGCTTTCTAAAACATAAAAAACATATGCGGTATTAACGTTTGTGCTTAAAAAAGGGCGCTGTATCTGCATACTGTAATTAAACCCGGTAGGGCCAGTAGCTGCACGTGTGACCTGTATGTCTGCGGTGGTACCTTGATAAAAAGCAAATCTATCTGGGCCACCATATTTGACAGACGTTGTTACCGTATAAATGTCTGTCGGGAGGAATTGATAACGCCAGTACCTAAACGCACTATTAATAATACGATTTTTATTGCCAAAATTGTCTACTGTTAATATATTACCGGTGCTTAAAACTAAACTGCCGGTAGTACTATCAAAAGTAAAAGCTGAACTCCCAGCAAAAGCCCCGGCATTGTTGTACTGTACTTGAGTAGTGGACCCAGCAGGACTAGTGGTTGCCGCAGCCCATGTACCATCACCACGTAAAAAGTTTGAGCTTGAAGGCGTGCCTGTGACGGGGTTAGCCGCCATGTTTGTTACGGTGCTAATTAACGTGCCGCTTGCAGGCAACGAAAGAGAAGTATTAGCTGCAGCGGTAAACGTCTGAGTAAAAGCTCCGGCATGGGAGACATTCCCAGCAACAGTAATAGTGTTTGATCCGTTGTTTACACCTGTGCCACCATAAGTAGGGGTTATTAACGAAGCGTTCCATGTGCCTGTGCCAACTGTGCCCAACGTAGTCAAACTAGTTGATCCCGCTAAGGGGGAAGCACCCAGCGAAGTCAGCGCGGCTGGTGCTGTGGTTGCAGCGGTTCCACCAGAAGATATAGGCAGTGCGGTGGTTAATGCCAAAGCATTTGAAGAAAGCGTAGTCCCGTTCCAAGTCAGGGAGGCTGAGCCGCCAAAAGTACCGCTGTTATTAAACTGAAGCTGTGTGTTTGAGCCGCCCGGCGACGCGACACTTGTAATTAACTGGAACTGTGTACCGTCATACACAAGCACTACAACCGATGACGCTTGTAACTCTCCACCAACTAAAGCAGAGGCACCTGTTTTAGTAATGCTCTTAGCACCAAGGCTGTTGACGTTTAATGTGGCTGCACCTGTGTTTGTGTTAGTTATTTTTATAACTAGGGTTAACCCTGCAATATAAGAGGCGGGGGCATCGCCTGCAGCAAAAGCCACTGCGTATGTGTTTGCCGTTCCACTATCAACAAGATAATTTGCGTAGTTGTTGGGGTTGTTTAAAAACGTAGCCAACTGACTAAAGTTTGCATCCAATTGAGATAAAGGAATACTTCCGCTTGCTGTAGCAAACGTATAGGTCGGTGTAATTGGTGTAGTTGCCATAGGTTAATGTTCTGTATCAACTAAAGCCCAAGAAGCCGTTTCAGCGTTGTCAATTGTAGACCACGATGGCGTTTGTGCGTTGTTAATTGTTGTCCATGAAACGGGTTGCGCATCGTCCACAGTAGTCCATGTTGCTGTCTGTGCGTTGTCTATGACCCCCCAGTTTGGGTTTTGGCTGTCGTCAATTAACTTCCAGTATACAGCCGTGACTGTTCCCGTCAAGCCAGAAGCGACTACGCCAGAAAGCGCAACAGATATGCTCTTGGTTACCGCTCCTGCTGCGCCGGATGCGTTATTACCTGTTAAGACTTGGGTCGCAATTATGCTGCCCAAACTACCACTAGAAGAAGTGCCGGATATGGCAACAGTTTTAGCTGTAGTGATTGCCCCCGCTAGACCAGAAGCAGTGACGCTTG